TCGCGTTCTACGGACAAGTCTAGGTCCAAAGCTGCATCTTGCAGCAAGGCCTTGACGAGCATGGTCAGTCTTTTCACTGTAACCTCCATCGTTATGGGGGAAACAGGACTGTCTAGGCTAACTCCGTCGAAACGGGTGATACCAAAGTCGGACTACAATTACGCGTAGCCGACTGGAGTGTTCTTCTTTAGAACTCTCCGACGAGCACCTTCTGGTAATTGGCTGAAGTAAGCCAAGCCTTGAGTGCATCGACAAGGTATCCGATCTCAGTATCCGTGAAAACACCAGAACGTGGCTCGTCGATGACGAGATACACGCTGGTGCCTGCCTCAGACGTGACGGCGCTGATTGGATCAGCGGCGACTTTTGTTTGAGACAGTCGGACTTCCCGACGAAACCTCTTAGCAGTAGTATTCTGCTTCGTGGTCATCTGGACCTTACCATCAGTCGAAGTATACACGTTCTGATTCGGACCTGCAGAGGTCTTAGCCAGAGATGTAGCAACGGCGTTAATGGTAACGGACTGTGGATCAGCAAGCACTAGAAGCTCCTATTGTTTTACGCTGTAACAAAATTTGCAGCTATCTCAATCGGGACAAGCCTAGTGACCCAAGTATCGACAACTGCATGGCGCTGAGTGAATTCTCAGACGTCTGCCAACCGAAAGGATCACCAAGTATGCGGGTTTTATGAACCCGTGACCCATACGAGGTGAGATCGACTTTTATTGGATTAAGATCGTAATCACGAAGAGTGGCCCGTACGTTGTATTCACGACGCATGGTCCGTTCTCTCATGACATAGAAATAATCCGCTGCAAGTCGATCGGCTACTCCGGCCTCGAGGTTACTAATAGTATCCCCAAGGTTAGAGAACCAATCTACAAGCCACGACCACGGGATAGCGTTGTAAAGGACTGAAGGAGTAGGATGTAGTCCATATATCCTATTCAACAAGTTCCTTGTCCAATCGATATCTCTGGGTCCCGGTGGAAGCCAGTATCGGAAGCGGGCTGATGCCCAAATCCTATCTGTCGTCCAATCCGTTTGTCTCCACACGGGCTGCGTAGCATAAAACTGCGTAGCTAAAGTAGGTGCGAGAGCACCATACGCCGTACCCGATGTTATAACCGGGTCGGAGACAACGTCCGCCAAAACTACTTTGCGGCGGACGGGCTTTCCGTTGTCTCGAAGAAGTTGCCTGACGCGCTTTTGGAGCTCACGTTGAGCTCTAATAATATTCTGCGCGTCACGCACTGTTGCAAACCATCCGAACTGGATGCCTAGGTGTAAATTTCCTAGACCTCTAAAGCTCTCGATGGCGGACTTTAGGTCCCGCAACTGACTAAGCATATGCGGAATATCTCGTAACTCTACAATAGAGTTTAGATAAGTCGCTATTGGCTTAGTAGGCTTCATCTTCTTGTATGCCTCAGCCGCTCTACTGGATCCATCTAAGATGGACGTGAACCCAGTAGTCGGAAGGTCGGGCATGTTAGCCGACCATATACCGTCATAGACGGTATTCGCCGGATTAGATGTCCGAGACCATCTCTGGTTCTCGGTTACTCCGTACTGCATGAACTTTTGGCTGAGCGTGAAAGCTCCTCCAACGTTCCTGTCAGCAGGAAAATCTGGATAGCCATAATGGCCACTGGTAAGACTTAGGACTTCCGTATCACTTTGAGTAGTGACAACGGGTTGATCCCAAACAGTCCCACCAATGTTCCAGTATTTTCCCTTGACGGAATTACTTCTAATCCGTGTGGGCATATACGACAACTCCTTTCGGTAACCTGCAAAACAACGCAGGGGAGTGTTCCGTAGAACGTGGGGAGCCCTTACCAAAAGGTCGGTGTTGCGGACCGCATACCTGATCAGCCGGGCCAGCTCCTTAACGATCCACTCATCCGCCGTCACCACCAGCTCGCGGGATTCACGCTCGGCAATGAACACCACCAAGGTGATGAACTCCTGGGTGCGCTGTGCCTGGCGCAGCTTGTGGTCCAG